CAATTTTTAATAAAATCGATTGATTCCACGTAGTTCTCACTATTAATCCACGGAATTAATGCAACTGCGCATCCGGCATAATCCATAACCTTTGGCTTCATAACAATATTAACGTTTGAAGTGTAGTAACCAAGCAGTTCTTTTAGTGAGCAAAGATCGTTTGTATTCTTATAAAATACGTCGTGATTGCCCGGGATGATATCCATAGTAATACCATCTCGCTTTAATATATCCAGGAACATCTTACGATTAGCGTTCTGAGCCTTAAAGTTTATAAACTTACGATGGTCAAAGTAATCACCCAGATGGATTACGTCTTTAATGTTATTTTCTTTTAGATAAGGGAAAAAGACCTCTTCATAAAACTTCCTTTGGTATTCAATGAATATGTCAGACGAGTTACGCATACCTGCGTGTGTATCATTTAGTATAGCAATCTTCATTATTAACCCATAAACAATTCAACGCCAGAGTTGGCTTTAATTTTTGCTTTCTGTTTTTCTTTCTTAGAGAATTCTTTAAACTCGTTATCAGATTGCTTAACTCTATCAATACGATTACGTAGCTCATCAAAGAATTCGTGATTACCTCCTTCATCGTCATCCATAAAGTCTTCGAATCCTGCTTTCTCGATCCATCGAAGTTTTACATCCTGCTGCTTCTTTTCTTTTTCTATTCGTCTAAGAAATGCATAATAACATATTTGTGTAAAATAGGCAAATGCATTAGGCATACCTGTACGTGTTTTTGTTTCAATGTTATAGTTGTTTATTGCACGAAGACAATTTTCTACGGCATCCATAACCATTTCTTCACGATAGGTGTATCGAACAAAGTTAGACTTATGCGCGAGTCCTTCAGATATTTTCAAAAAGCAAGTAGCAATATATGTAGGAACAATTGGTACTTCAGTGCACTTTTCTTTTGCTTCGTTAACACTCTTAACGTAGTCTACAATAGAAAGAGAAAATTCCCTGTTGTTAACATAGTGTGGTTTATCTTTTGGCTTAACTTTTATTTCTGACATAGGTAGTTCCTATTTTTTTATACTAAAGTACATTATATCATATTTTAAAGAAAAAGTAAATATAATTTTATTTTCAGAATAGGGGTATACAGATCATGGTTTATATGATATAATAAGAGAGTCTTCTCTGGAGAGGGATGATATACTAATGTATGTTTATAGAATCACAACCCTCTTCTTCTATTTCAAAGTCATCTTCGTCTTCATCTTCACTGCTGCCATATTCATATTGTAAAGCTGCTTTTATATATTTAGCTTCTACTTCTTGTGAAACATTAGTATATGCTACAACGGCATTAACATTTAATCTTATTACGTCATCATCTGAAAGAGGCATATATCGAGTAAAGTAATATGTTAAACTGGAGTCTTTTTCTTTATAGAGATTTAGCTGGCAGGGATGTTCTAGTACTAATGTCTCAGATGATGATTCTGGGTTTACATAAGATACTATTTGATCCCCATTCGTTAATTTAATATTTCGAATTGGTTGTAAGGAAGACATATCTTCACCATAGCTCATAGCTTTATCTCATAAATTTTGTAGTTAAATTTTTGTGAGGTATACATCTTTATTCGCTCTGCTGCATGATTTAGTGTATAATTCTTACTTTGTTTCCAGTGTAGATCATCAGCAATATCAAATAACTTAGTAGATCTACCATCATCACTCTTTCTTAGTCCTCTACCAATACTTTGTAACACCCGGATCTGACTCTTACTTGGTGCTGCAAAGATTATATTATGTAGATTCTTAATATTTATGCCTGTTGAAAATGTGCCTAGTGAGGCAACGATTATAGCATTCTTTTCTTTCTCTGTAATCTCACGAACCTTCTCTCTCGTATCTACATCAGTGTTACCAGATACAAAGAATATTTTTCGTCTCTTATGCGCCTTTTCTAATATAATATCATATAAAGGCTTTCCGTGCTTTTCGACTAGCTGAAATAGAACTAGCGTATTACCGTCTTGGTCTAATGCTAGATTACCAATAAAGTTATTCCGCGGTGAATGAGAGACAATAAAGTCTATTTCTTCTTGGTATTTGACTTTACTTATAAGCCTAGCATATTCGTCAGCATACTTAAGAAGAAGTACCTGTATCTCGAGAGAAGCTAGATCCCCTTCATCCATAAGCTTCTTAGTAGTTGTTACATAGTATGCAGGACCAAAGTATCCTTCAAGTACTAGCTTATGAACCTCTGTGCCATCCAAAGTGCCTGTAGTGCCAAACCTATACTCTGCTTCACGACATTTGGATAGTATAGATGTTAAGCTTTTAGCTTTAAAGTTATGTGCTTCATCACCTACAACCATTCCAAAGGGTTCAAAGTATTGGCCCTGAAGCTTATAGACGGATTGCCAAGTTGTTATAATAACTCTCTGCTCAGAATACTTTTCTCTCCCTGAATAGATTCTATGGCAGTTATCTTCCGAGCTAAAGGTTTCATCATACTCAGAATAGTCTGCAAAGTCTTTGTACATTTGCTCTACAAGCGACGTAGTAGGTACAATAATAATTACCTTTTTGTCGTGATTCTCTAGATACCATCGAATAAGGGTATAGATGATTAGAGACTTACCCGAAGCTGTAGGTGATATAAGCATCGCTCGCTTATTTGTTAGCGCATGTCTTACAGCGTCTTCCTGGTAATCTTTAGGAAAGATCTCCTTTCCACCAGACGTATAAGTTATATCTTTCATAAAAGAGGGATCAACCTCTTCATGAATTGCTGGTATACCGTAATAGTTATTGTGTATTAGCTCTAGGGAATAATCTCTACCAGGAGTATCTGCAAATTCTTTAAGGTACTTAAATAGACCTGCTGGTAATTCTCGCGTACGAACATCGAAAAGCCTAACCTTACCATCCCAAAACTTATTCTTATATGATGGCATAAACTTATAGTTAGGAACATAGAAGCAAAAGAAATCGGATAATTCGTTTGCTATGCCAGGATCGCATTCAATATGCAAAAAAGAGAAGTTCTTATATTGTACCTTAATGTTAGTCATTAACTGCCCGATTCAAATTTACGCCAATCAATCATATTTTTAATTGTAGAATGACGCCATCTGATATTACTAATGATTTCTTCTAAAGTATCTATCATGGTTTTTAAGTAATCAATACGTGCGTTTGCCTCTTGGATATGTGGATCAGCATCATAATAATAATCCATTTCTCCCTTAAGAATCTTAAGCCCGTTTAGAGCATCGTATTCCCAACCCAGCTGATCTATCTGATCCTTAGTTAGTTTACCATTGTACCAAAGCCACTTATTCTTTAAAAGAATCTTAAATTCGGCATCACGCCTTTTAAGCTGTAGTTTGCTAATGGATAGAAGTTCTAGATATTTTGAGTGAAGTGCTGCTCCATCTTTTGAAGCTTCATCGAGTCGGATATCATCTATTAGAGAATCCTTTTTCCACATTTCAAGTATTTGATCTAAAGTCATAACGTAGTTCCTTTCAATTCATATAGTATATATTATATCACATCTCGCTTAAATTTAAAATAGTCATATTCAAAAGCAACCGTTGCGGTTAGGTAGGTAATGTCAGAAGATGTAATATCAAACGGGATAGATCCTAGACTGACTGGCTGTGCATTAACAAACTGGATTTCTCGAGCCACGTTGTTATTAGAATCTAATATAATCAGTTGTAAATCCCGCTGTACCTTAAGGGATTTAGTCTCTTGCTCTGTAGTTAATCCATAGATCCAATCATGTATTTCCATGTAATTGATAAGCTTCTCATCAATAAGGAATGTAAGCTCCAAAGAGCCGTAATTAATTTTAGATGGTGTAGAAAGTATATTTCTTTGACGAGTGGATATTTCCGGGTTCGAAACAGACATTTCAGGTAAAGCCACTTGCTGTACATTAAACTGCGCATTAGGATATTTTAGATTATCTATTACCAACTGAAAAGAAGTTGGGTTTACATAGTTCAAATCCGTAGCTAAGACAGATGACGGTTCTTGTACAAAATTAACCTTTAAGTCATATGGCATATTGATTATCCAAATAAATTACTTATACTAGTATTTATACGTAAAAAAAAGGGAGCCGAAGCTCCCTTTCAAAAGTGGTAGGTTTAGCCTACTCTTTTAATTATCCTTATACGAGGATATTTTCTACTGCAAAGATGCGGTAGTATTGGTTTGCACGGTTTGTACCAGTCTCTGAACCAGCAGCGCCGCCAGCGAAAGGATTAGCAACCATACCGTAGCGAGTCTTAAAGCCGATACGTGGCTGGAAGTCTTCTTCGCCAACTGCACGAACCATAGTTAATGGAACGTAAGGAGCGTAGAAGAGGCCTGCGTCGTAAGGGTTAGTACCGCGGTAACCAACGTTAACGTAGTCACGTGTAGCGTAAGGATCGATATAGACCTTAGTGCGACCGTTAAGTACGCCAGCGAATGTTGAACCAGTATCGTCAACATTGAGGTTAGCAGAAAGTGCAGGTGTATAGTCAAGCATGCCAGCAGCTGCAAGAGCTGAAGCAACGTCAGATGAACATACGATGAAGTTACCTTTGCCACGACGTGTGTCTTTAGCAATTTGGTTAGCTTCACGCTCGATCTGAACTACGAGACCTTTGAACTTCTCAACTGACCAACGACCGTCGGAATCAGTCTCAACGTCGAAAGTACCAGCAGCTGCAACGTTAGAAGTCTGAGCGCCAAGCTTAGCTTTTACGTTGATAGTACGGATAACTTCACGGTTGATTTCAGCAAGAATCTCAGCTGAAAGAATGTTAGCAAGCTCTGACTCAGCGTCAAGACCGTGGATAGCCTTAAGGTCTTGTGCCAATTCCATAGTGTACTGAGCTTTCAGTGCACGAGTCTTAGCAGTTACGCTTGTCTTCTCGATTGAGAAAGCCATTTCTGCCATAGCAGAACCAGTGTTGCCAAGAGCTTCACCATCTGCAGTAGCAAGACCAGTACCGAAGTCGAATGAATCTTCTACGCCATCAGCAGCAGTAGTATCAGTACCAGTAGTACCAGCAACAGATGAAGAATCACCGCCGTGTGTACCAGTACCAGAGAAGCCAGTGTTAGCTTCAGCTTGAAGAGCTTCTGTACCACCTTGTGTGCTATAGCGGCTCTTCATAGCGAAGATCAAACCAGTAGGACCAGACATTGGCTGAACGCCAGCAATATCATAAGCCATAAGGTTAGGCATAGAACGACGAACCAGGCTAATCAGGACTGGGTCCCAGTTAGCAACGCCAGCGCCAGTAGCGTTAGCAGCAGTTTCAGTCATCATACCCATTGAATTACGCTCTTCGCGAAGAGCAGTTTCTTGGTTTTCAAGAAGTACAGCAGTTACGTGCTTCTTGTAGTTGTCCTGGATCGCAGGGATCTCAGTATGCTCGAGGATAGGTGCCCATTTCTCGAGTGATTTTTCAGCATTAAACATTTAGTTTACTCCTAGGGTTTTACTTTTTAAGTGTTTTTGAAATTGCAGAAGAATAAGCTGCCATTGCGCCAGATAGCTCTACCTGATCGCTTTCTTCAGCAAGTACTTCTTCTTGGTTTGTTACAACTGGTTTTGCAAAGTAAGATTCTGCGATAGTATTAACCTTTTTAGTAAAGGTTGCTTCATCTTCAAAATCAACATCTTCTACGAGTTCTTTTAGCTTCTCAACTTCAGTAGCTACAAGGTTCTTAGATGCTTCTGCAATAATTTCTGATCGTTGGAATGTTTGTACAGATTCATTCAGACGAATATTAGCTTCAGTCTCTTTAGTAAGCTGCTCTTCGAGTTCAGTAACCTGAGATGATAGGTCATCGACCAAGTCAACTTTAGATTCTGGAACATCGACATAATGCTCAGTAAATACACCTTTCAGTGCAGACATGAATGACTCAGAAATCTCGGCACGAAGACCAGATTCAACAGCTAAACGATTCTCTTCCATCCAATTCTCAACAACATAGTTAAGGTAACCATCTACCTTTTCTACGAGCTCAGACTTGACTGAAGCAGTTTCCTCTTCAAGAGAAACTTTATATTCCTCTTCAAGACGATCGATTTCGCCAGATACCTTAGTCTTAACAGCTGCTTCGAAAATAGTTGCAGCTTTACCTTGGAATTCCTCAGACAAATCATCAGATGATACGAGAGCTTCAAGATCAGCTTGGAAGTCATAAGACTCCTTTACCTTACTCTTGCTTTCTTCTACTTCATCATCTTCTTCTTTATCTTCTTCTTCGTCGTCGTCACTGCCCATCATACCTTCGTATGCGGCTTGTAACTGCTCTTTTTTCATCTTAGACATTTCTTTATACATAGCATTAATAATGCCAGCTTTGGTCTTAGGAACTTCAGCAGTTGCTGCAGCTTCTTCAAGAGTCTCTTCAGTCTCTTCTTCAACTACCTCAACATCTTCCGCTACTATTTCCTCAGCATCCTCCGCGATGGTTTCCTCAGTCTCAACTTCAACGTCTTCAACGAGGTCTTCATCATGGAGTTGTACTTCAGTTACGTCTTCGACGAGATCCAGATCTTCTACTTTGGTCTCTTCAGACATTTGTTACTCCTAATAATCTAGAGTTAAAGTTTTGAGAGGAAATCTGACCACACCTTAAGCTGTGTTTCCACAAGCTGGGATGATGATGCTGTTTTGATTTCAGTCTCATATTTTTCAACGTCTTGCGCTTTGAGGATTCCATTTTCCCAGATCCATTCAACACCTTCCATAATCCCATTTACGAAGGCTTCAGGAGCTGAGGGATCTTGAACAATGTCCACAGTGGCTAAGACAAAATCTTTACCAACCATGTTTACCCCATTTTGCTGCACAAGTGTACCCATACCACGACTAGAAACACCCAGCTGAACACCACCCTCAACCAAACCCTTAACGATTTGACCCATAGGAGTATCCAATACGAGTGCTTTTCCCATCACATTATTTCCGTCCCAAGAGAGTTCAGTAATGCGATGTGAAACTTTATCCAAGTTAATTTGAGGACCTTCAGGGTGATTAAGCTCACCAACTGCACGACCCTTAACAACTTGTTCTGTTACATATTTGTTAACAGCAGATTCCATCACTTCTCGAGGATAGATTCTACCGTTTCTATTTTTGGACTCAGCTTGCATAAAGATGCCTTCAATCACGACATTTTTTTTGCCGTCGGCAGCTTCAGTTACGTAACTAAGCTCTGACTCTAAATGTTCTGTTATAAGCTTCATTTATGCTCCCATTAAATCGGCAAATTCTTTAGCTGATTTCTCTGCATCCTTTGCAGACTTATATTTATCATCTAGTAATTCGCCATCAATGTGTACTGCAAACTTAGAACCGCTTTTTGTTATAACAGCCTTTGATTTCTTACCAACAGTAAAGCTTTTAACTGGCTTCCCAGAAGCTTCAGTCAGATTCAATCTCAGAGCTTTGAAATTCAGCATCTTCTTGTCCCATTCCATTAAACACGCGGTCTGCGATTTCGATCTTCTTTGTGTTCAATACATCATTAATCTTTGACGACATTATAGAAGCAAATTCGTTATTTGCATCGCCTGTCTTATTATCTTCTAATGCTTTAATAAAGCTATTTATATCACTCATTGCCTATTCCTTATAGTATATTTATACAAAATCACGTTTAAAGATCGTCTTCGTCAGGGATTTCCCCTGAATCTCTTTCCTCTTTCATCTGATCTTTCATGCTATCAATATCTTCATCAGATTGCATGAGAATATTCTTACGAACCCATTCCATAGAGAAATATTGACCTACATATTGATCTAACTCAGTAAGCATACCAATTCTTTCTCTCATTATCTCAGCATCTTTTAGCTCTGAGAAATGTGAGTCTTTAATGTAGTCTACTACGATCTGTTCTTTAATTTCAGACCAATCTGATTCAGTAATAATACCTTTCAGTATTAGCTGCATCTTTAGAAGATCGAGCAATAACCAGGAGAACTTTTTACGGAGTCTATTAATAAATTTTTGGAACTTAACTTCATCTCTTGAAATTTCAGTAGAACGACCAAGAGAGAACTGTGACTCCTGGTCTAAACGGTTAACTGGTACGTTAAGAGATTTATATAGCTTTTTCTGAAAGTATATAATATCATCAATCTGGCCTAAGTTTTCGCCGCCTGGCAGAGTTGTGATTTCAGTACCACGACCACCTTCGCGACGAGGCAGCCAGAAATCCTCAAGCATTGACATATTCTTTCGATCGTCTTTAATCTCACCTGTATTCGCATCATAGACCAACTTGTTACGATAGTTGTTCATAATGTTTTTAAGGTATTCTTCTGCCTTTCCTTTCGGTAGGTTACCCACGTCAATATAGAAGATACGACGTTCAGGCGCTCGTGACATACGATATATGACCAACGAGTCTTCCATCATACGCAACTGGTTAACTGGCTTAATTGATTTTTGCAAGTAAGACAGTACTTTAGTACGTGATGGATCTAGCAATCCAGATGAAGTATATTGAATTGCATCCTTTGAAATCTTAACACCCTTATTACTTTTAATAAGTGCTGTGTCCTGATAGAGATAATATTCATCTACCTTAGTAACTATCTCAGCACCAGTTTTAGGGTCTTTTTCTTTTTCTATCTCCTTAACCTTACGAATCTTAGTAGGGTCAATAGGTCTAACTTCTAATAAACCTTTTTTGGGGGATTTATCATCGATAATCATATGATAAAACAATCTACCGTCTACATACCAACGACGAAAGATTTCGTGTGCATAGTGATTGAATTGCAGTAACTCTACCACATTTTTAAATTCTTCGCGAATAATCTTTTTAATGTTATCCGGCTGATCCAGATCATCTGTAATAAGATCGACTGGAGCTGACGATGAATCTGAAACAATAGCTTCATTAATAATATCTTCAATAGCAGCATCACACTCTGGCTGTTGTGCAACGTCTCTATAGCGACGAATCATATCAGCTTCGTTACGAGCTTCTCCACCGTCAAGATCTACATATTGACCAAAGTGACCGCCTGAAGCTTGGACATAACTGGATCCGTCATCCTCTAGTGGGGGAACAAAGGATTTTTTCTTACTATCCTCTTTATCCTGATCTTTACGCTTAATCTCAAAGCCAAATAATTCTGCCAATTTTCTTTCTCCAATGAATAATAAGAGGGGAGAAAAACTCCCCTCCTACTATTATCTATATGGCCTTAAGATGTTGTATCTGATTCCCAATACTGAACCTGCATTTCTACAGTAAACTCTTCAATACCTTCTGAATCATAAGATACCTCAATTGTTGATAGATTCGTTGGCCATAAGCCTCTGAATGTATAACCCTTAAGATTTTCGCCATTTTTATCTAACTGATATACAGATGCATCTGCAAAGTATTCAGATGGATCAGTAGCACCAGTATTTGCATTATGGTTGTTGATGAGATTCATCCACTCTTCAAATGCATTACGTAATACAAAGTTTGTATCATTAATTACAGTGATTGTCCAAGGCTCGAAAGTACGATCTCCAGCGATCTGAAGTTGACGTCCTCGAAAAGGAACTGTAATAGGAGTGATAGTTGAACCAGGTAGTGCAGCACCTTTAATAAGGAATCCACCAACTTCTGATTCAGCAGCACCAGCTGCAATAGCTGCTGGCCAACCCATCTCAACCTTAAATAGGTTTGAACGAGCACCACCACCTGTTAGTTTTGACTTAAAGTCATCTACGCCTAAAATAGCCATTCTTTATCTCTCCTATTGTCCGACGATTTCTGAGAATTCAACGCCGGTACGAGTAGCGATAAAGTTCAATGTGATGAAGTTAATAGAACGTGCTGGCTTAATGTAGATATCAGCTACAAACTGATTAGAGTCTACAATTGCTCCAGGATTGTTCGTTGCATCACATACAACCGCAAAGTCCGTAATACCACGTCGACCTTTAATATCCCGTAGGAATGGTTCTACCATATTACGGAACATAGCTCGAGTGAATTCGTCGTTAAATTCAAATAATTGATATTTAGCTGCAGTAGCAACCGCTTTTTCCAAAACGATGAATAGACGACGTACGTTAATACGATCGAATGCAGAAGGCTTAGCTTGTGCAGTCTTATCACCATATAGGACAATACCTTGACCTGGGAAAGCAGTAATTGGATTAACACGTGCTTTATAAAGCTCATCGCGATCTGCAGATGAAGGGTTATAAGCTACCTTAGTAACCCCGAGTAGTTGACCTCGTGTAAATCCAGCTGGCGAGAACCAAGCATCTGCTACGTTATCTGTGTTGGCACAAAGACCAGCAATATGACCAGCAGCAGGAATCCAACGATATACGTCATTATACTTATCGTAAACCTTAAGAGCAGTAGAATCAATTACACCATAAGATGTAGATGTTAACTGATCAGCAAAAGCTTTAACGTCAGCAGCAGGCGTAGAAGAACCAACAGTAGCAGTAATAGGAGGCGAAACAAAAGCAACGCAATCTTTACGAGAAGTCGCTGCAGCTAAAAGAGCCTGGGGTATACTTACTTCAGATTCTTCTGTTACACCAAAAAGAAGATTAACATCTACTGTTTCAGCATCGCTTAACAATGTTATACCAGCTGCAATCTCGCCAGGGGTAGGAGCATTATCGTCTGTACCGCCAGATAGTGAATCCGTAATTGCAACAGCTGTAACGCCATCAAGGAAATCACCAGCAACTGCTAGAGTAGCGTCAGCAGCATGATTTACAGCAGAAACGCCAGCATGAGCTAATACAGCATAGTGGCTTCCCCATCGTACCCATTTTGAGGTATTAATTACGTTAACGTAATATGCGGAAGTACCGTCTGATGCTTTTGCGTCAGAAGCTTGTGAAGCATATGCAAATGTCTCTAGTACTGAACCAGCTGTACCAGTGATTGCACCATCTTCATCAATAATTGCAATATGTACTTCGTCATTTGATGATGATTTTGATGCTGCATAATCCGAAGTTCCTGGAGCACCATCAAATGAACCTTTGTAGGCCCAACCATTAAATACTGTAGCATCTGCAGGACATATAGAAACTAGTAGGGAGTTACCGAGAATACCTGGATACTTAGCAACAAATGCTTCTGCTGCTAAAGCAACGCCAATGCTATCGTAAGCATCGTCGTTTTTTACCAAAACGCCAGCACCTGTTGCTGTAGCATTTAGGTTAGTTGTTCCGACTCGTACAACCTTAAGAGCATTACCATACTGTAAGAATGATGCTGCAGTTAAGAAGTATGAGGCGGTGTTAGTATCTGGAGTACCGAATACTGTAGCAAGATCTTTTTCAGAACTTACGTTAGTAACTGTTTCTACAGGACCCCAGTTAAAAGCTCCAGCAAAACCACCAATAGAGGTGGAGACAGCGGGAACCACGTTTGTCAGATCAATTTCTTTGACCTGTACACCTGGTGATACTTGAAAAGCCATGTTAATTCCTCTTTCAAAGATAGATTAATCTATTTTATTATATGACACATAATACGAATGTTCTCAATCTATAGACTATTTATAATATAATATTTTCTAGCTCTTCTCTATCCATTAGAAATCTACTGTTTCCCAGACTAATCCATCTTCTCTAGTATACCTAGAATTATCGTCTTCTTGATCGAGTATACCAACAGGGACAATATCGTCTTCCATTGCTCTAACCCTTTCAGAGTATAGCATTTTCTTAACATCAATATCAGTAAGCTCGTTAAAGAATTGATTCGTAGTAAACCAAGCAAACATAACTAGATTCATTACCAGGTCGTCATGATTGCCGTTAGACGCTTCATATGAGCTGCCACGAGCTTCAAATGTAGATAGCTCTATAATGGTCGCTGCGTCAACAATTCGAATTTTATCTTGCTCAATAAGATCCTTAATATTAGAGCAGCCTATCCGTTTAACCTTACGAGTCATTGTTACACCAATAGAGTTTGCCTTAATCATAGATTCT